AAAACATTTGCTAATTGGTTTGCGGGGCTATCAACTAATGATAGTTCAACAAGTTCATACTCTTTAATGACTCTAATCATATCGTCACCCTTTTGAACTTGATCTACTTTAGTGATGTTGCCTCCGATGGAAAAGCCAGCAAGGGTGCCATCAAGAACCTTTTCCCAGGTATCTTGGGCACCCTTAGAAACATAAGTATCTACAAATACTCCGCGATAGGTTTGACCAGTTTCTTTATCAAAAAACTGCTCTTCTCTGAAGTTAGTTACTTTTCCTACTGCAATAGGCTGATGCATTTCTCTTAAATTGCCACGAAATTGATCGAATGCTTTGAGAGATGCATCGGTATCAACAATGTCTCTATGCCTATCAACATTGTCTAATGTGGCGAATCCTGATACTATTCTACGCTCTTCATCAACTTTGAAAAACGGAACAGACAGGCTAATCCTATCGCCGTCACTATGCCAGTAAGACTTATTAATTTCCATCTTAAGTAAATGTTATCAAGTATTTCAAATAATACAAAAACTTTTCAACAATTATTCCACAACTCTACCCTCGCCCTGTGGATTTCTTGCCTCTCCACTAGAGTCTGGTGAATTGTTTTGTCTTTGCTGATCTCTGTTCCTATTTCTTGTTGCTTGTGTGTTTTGCTCTGCTCTTGCCTGGGCATTTAGAACTATTGGAGTATCACCGCCGTCAAGTGCTGGTAGACCCTTTCTTGAGCGAACTTCGTTTGGAACGATTACCTGCATTCTAAGATATCTTTCATCAATCTTAGATTGAGTATCTTCATCTGTAAGAGTCAGTTCATTAAACTTAAGAGTAAACATATCTGTGAACTCTTTAACAAGTTTATTAATCTTCTTCTGGAAATAATCTTGAGTTGGTCTTGTAACTTGCTCTTTAAAGTTCTTATCGGCATCTCTCGCAGCAGCAAGCGCTACTCCCTGCCCCATGGAAACCTTAGTTACTGGAACTCTGTGGGCCATAAGGATTTCATCTCTATTCTCAATCCTATAGTTTCTGAAAGATGAGTCTTGAATTCCCGCCTCTACGGGCTCCATCTTAAACTCTACCTTTGACTGACCATCATCAGCAGGAAGTGGAATATACAAAGATCTATGGTTCTTTCCTTTTAGTCCTGTCTGGAAGAACTCTAGTAACTTTCTTTGAGATTCATCAGAAAGTTTTGCACCCTTAACAACTACAATGTACCTAGGAACGGCTTTATTCTCAAAGTAGTCCAGGTTAAACTTAGAGGCAAACTCATCGCCAGCCAATGCTGAGAGTGCGGGGATTATGTCTGGGACTCCATAGTAGTTATTTGTTGGAGTATATTTCTTAAAATGAATAACTTCATTTGGCCTTGAATCATTGCCTACTGGATCTGTACTTTCACGATCTCCATAATTTCTAAAGTAAACAATCTTGTTGTTGACTATCTGAATAAATCCATCTCTATTTCTGCGAACACGCATATTGGATGCTGGGATATGTCCAACATATCCTATTGTACCGTCAACTTTTCTGCCAATTTCCATATATCCATTGCCAGTTGCCTCATAATCAACATCTATTTTTTTCATCGTTTCGGTAAAACTCTCATCTTCATTTAAAGAGTCTATTACCTCATACATTCTAGACTTACCTCTGGAAATTTTTCTTCTTAAGAAATTTATTTTTTCTGTGTCAGAATCATCGATTTCTTCCAACTTTTCTTTAGTTTCTGAAGTTTCAATAAAATCGTATCCAAGGCCTACTGTGTTAGAAACCTTGGCGTCTACTGCGGCATGGTGGGGGGAAGAAACTTCATAAATTCTTGCAAGGTAGTCCATGTTATAGGGCGGCTCAACGACCTCAAACATTACATATCCAGTTGCGTCTGGGTCTTCAATCTTCTTAGATTTTACGCCAGATACTCCCTGGTGAAACTTTTGTAATTGCCTAGTATTCTTTCTTTTAAAGGAAGGTGATAGACCATCATATTTATTGATAGTCTCCATACTCTCTAGGAATGGGTCGGATGATGATTCAGAAGAGTATGTAAAAAAGTCATTAGATGAAACTACATTAACTTCAGAAGATGAGTCTTCTATATATTCTGTCATCTTAATCCCTTATTGTTTGACATAAGTTCATCTCTTGCAGCGCCATAGTCAAGTTCATCTGGGATAAGTCCCCACTCCATGCGCTGCTTCTGATATTCGTATTCTTCATCTGTTACTCTTCTATTTCCTGCTAGAAAAACTGGTCGCCCTTCATTAATACCAAAGGACTTAACCGCGTCACGGAGAAGTTTAATCTTTTCTTGGTCTCCTTGTTTCGCTGGTATGTTTAAAAAGTTTTTTTCATCATCAGCGACAAGCGCCCCGTCTGGCATTTCCCATAGATAGAGGCCGTAGTCAGTTTCTTGGACCTCTGTTATTTTAGTTTTTCCCATATGACTATGATACCATTTTTTTAACCTAAACTACAAAAATGGGCTGCGTAGTGGACAAATTAGTTCGCTAAGTCTATCTCTTCCCACGAAGATGTGACAAATTTTACCTTTGGAAGTTCCAACATTTCAAAATACTCGCTGTTTCTATAATATGTTTGAGGTGCTGCTGGCTCATCTGTTACAGATATAGTTCCTCCAGATATTGATCTAGAGACCCTTCCTATTAGGTCTTGATACTTATCTGAGACATATGATGCTGTATCTGTAGGAGTATTTTCATATACACATATTTTACCTATTGAACCATTAATCATATTCTGTGAAGATTTATTATTTCCTAGATGTATACTAGAGTCTATTTGTGCTGGCAAGACTACAAATATATGATAGATCTCTCCTACACTAATTTCGTAATTAGATGGATTAGTTATTAATTCACCATCTATATATAAATCATATGTTCCATATTTATTAAGACCGTCGTCTGAATATGAAAGCCCTGTAGAAGTTGCTCCAGATAAATCAAATATGTTATATGTTTCTGATGAATTGGGGTACTTTGTTACTTTAAATACTAATTCAAATGCATCGTAATCTGAAGAATTTTTAACAACCTTGCATCCAGTAGAAGCACCACGGTTAAACTTAATTCCTATATTTGAATCATGTGCCAATATATTAGTATTCCTACTTTTTATAACATATGAGTTATTCAAAAAGTTTGAACTTATATCTGTATTGGGGGTAAGAGTAAAGTTTGAAAGAGATGAAGTAATTGCATTTGAATTAAAAGATGAGGCGAACAGGTTGTTTATCTTAGGATTATCTGTATAGGAATCTTCTGTGACTACCTCCGCGTTTATAACAATTGGCTGCGGGTCAGAATAACTAATGCCAGGAATATTAGAAGGCTCAGTAACAATTGCATTGTTTACAAATAAGTGGGGCTTACTCGCGTCATTAAAAGTAATAATGCTATTGTTTGATTGATCCAGGCTCGTTGCTGTATATTGCAATCTTCCAGTTTGAGAAACATTTAAGTCTCCATTAAATCTAAGCATATATAGTTCTGGAGAATACCAATTTATATCAGCAAAGTCTGTAAGTGAGTCTATCCCAAAGTTCCTTATCCTGTCTGGGAATGCATTCTCAGATGAAGGAAGGTTTCCTAAAAAGATATCTGTATATGATTCAACATTAGATATTTCTATATCATTAAATTCCTGAGAGCCCACTTTTGCAGATAATGAAAGTTCAGTAAAATTAAATGCTAAATTATATTGACCAGTAGTTAAAGTATTAGATTGAAAGAGTAGGTTTGGAGAGGGGTCTTCTGATTCATCTAAAATATACCCCGAAATCTTGTTACTTTCCTTTTTAATTATTAATGCATAGGCATTGCTAATAGGAGTTATAGAAAGTAAAACTCCATCTCCAGAGGTGGAATCTAGTCCAATCTGCATTCTTATTGTAGATGAATATGGATTGAAGTATTTGTCTACATTATCTATATTTATGTAACAATCTCCAGAAAAAGATATACCTGTAGAATCTAATTCATACGACCCGCCAAAAAGTCCGTATGAAATTGATGCTGGCTTGACGATAGGCATATAAAAACCGTTATTTGTATAAATCAAGTTTTGAGAAACTATTTGATCAGTCTTTGCTAACTCAGTTATATCTAGTTCCTTTGTAGAATATATTGAATTATAGTCAGTATTTATACTGTCTCCAGAATACCTAATGGATAAACTATCAGAAACATCATTCCTAGCATAGTCTAATCTTTTTAATATATGACTTCTATTTACTGCAAATGGGTAGATGGCTACGGATGATATAAATAATGGATCACTTGAATATGATAGTTCGTCCCAGTAAACAGCATAGTTAGATTTTTCTAAAAGAACTGCGTCTACAAGAAAAGTTTGTCCCGCCGTCCCAGCAGTTGAATCGACAATAATTATTTCTGCATAGTTTTCATTGTATCCAGGGGTAAACTGAAGACTAACCTCCTGCCATCCATCAGAATTAGCAATAGTTAAAGAATCTTCATAAGTATTAATAACAGTAGTAGAAGATATTTCATCATAAGTTTTACAAATCAATTTAATAGAAGAAGATTCTTGACCAGTGGGGACTCTCACCTGTGCAGATAGTTGATACGTCTGGTATTTTTGGACAGGTTGTTTATCTGATAGAGTTATTCCAGAGTTTGCAAGTGCCGACTTTGATATAGAAACACTTTTATTACCTGAATAAGATTCTAAATTATTAGTAGAGATTGATGTTCCACTTCCATATGCAGACCAAAACTCTGTTCCCTCCTCAAACGACGGATTAGAAAGGATGTTCCTTGGAGTAGAGCAGGGTCCAAATACTACAGACGGTATGAGAGAAGTATTTATTAAATCATTAAACCTAAAGTCCTCATCAAGTGTTACTGATACAGGATCTCTATCGTCAAAGTACAAATCGATTTTCCTGTTCATATAGGATATCGCTACATAGTGTTGGAGTTCCCAGTCAATCACCTGAATGCTTTCTGTCTTACCAGAAGATTCTATAAATACTCTATCTCTTTCTACATAGCAATTTAGGAATGTTCCTATCTTTAATAAATTATGTCTATATGCTGGAGGCTTCTCCACTGCGAACCAAAATTCAATGGTCGCTGGCTTGTTTTCAGTTCCAGAAATAAATAATTTATATATGTTATCTAATGTGAGGGATGTTTGTTCTAGAAGTTTTACGCAACTTTCAGTTCCAAAAACTATGGGCTTTATATTATTATGATCGTATTCAAATACATTAATGTTATTAGTTAGCACATAGTCTTCTAATTGGTAGGCACTACCCTCATAAAATTGAATTCCATCTATTAAGAGTTCATCTCCTATAGATCCAGAATCGGTACTTGCTACCCCCCAAGAAATGAAATAATCATTATCGTTAGGAGTTGCTATTAAGTCGGTATGATATATTGTTGTCCACTCAGATGAAGAAATTTGAAATTCGTTAGAAAATCTAACGGGCTCTGAAAGTGTAGATCCACTCTGAGTTGTAAAATATTCGATTCTAATGCGAGCGTTTCGTGATCCCTGCCCCCTTTTGACTCGGGCAATCATGGTGTATCTTCTACCAGGATACACTTGAATCCTTGATCCAGAAGAAATTTTTGTAGATATTGCTTCTGTAGCAGAGTTAGCAACTGCTTTAAGACAGGCACTTCCCACATAGGAGTCTGAGGTAACTCTAGATATTGAAGTATTAGAGTCTACCGCTGACCATCCAGAGGTAGAAGTTTCTAGTGAATACTGATTCTGAGTCAATAAGTTTTCTACGCCAAAGGATGGGGATTCCCAGTAGCCTAGCGGCCTGTCTGACAGAACGAGTTGGGAATAGGACATATATTAATTATATCTTATTTGTGGGATAATCCTGTGTTTTCTAAGACACCTAGGTTTTTAAAAAATCTTTCTGAATCAAACCTTTGATTATCCTTAGAAAAAATTCTACCAATTTGTAAGGCTAGTTCCTCATATATTCTTACATCTAGATGATTTTTTATATTTTTTAGTGCATCTGATACTTCAATGTATGTAGATCTCATAAAAACTGGATCTATTCCTGGTGGTCTTTTTATTATTTTTTCAGACACTCTCCCCGATGGCTCATATAAAGTTACTTTTAGAAAATTTTTTGCGAATCCCCAATCTACATATGAATCATACACTCTTACTGCATCTATTGCATTATCGTAAGATATTATAGATCTAGGAGGATTCTCCCCGTCCCTTGAAATAGATATTATGTAATGTCCAACAGTTCTTTCTTGAACCCCTTTGACATATTCATTTAATATTCTTTCATTTTCTGGATTGAGTTGTCCCCATTCATCTCGTATAGTATCATTCATTAAATATCTTTTTTCTTATATGCCTGTACATGCTCTGGATTAAATGGGTCGTATCCATCTACAAATATAAACGCTGTAGAGATATACTTGTACCCAGATTTTACTGGATGTGATTGATGTAGATATGGATGGGTGGAGGGAAATATCAGCGCTGACCCTGCCTTTGGCTTAATCCAAAAATCCAGATTGGGATCATCTAAATTAGTACCTGGCCTACTCTTTCCCTCTCTATCGATCATAAAGGAAATCTCTCCACCTTCACAGTCTTCATTAAAATATAAGACTATAGAATATAGAAGATTCATATCCCCATCTTGAGTGTCATGATGCACACCCAGACCACCTCCTGGCGGGTACTTACACATATCTAAAGATGGAGAAATATTTGGTTCAATATCTAGACCCCTATCTGTTACAAATTGCTTGGCTACTCTTTCTATTGCACTTCTCATATTTTCTATGATTTCTTTTGCCAGCAATCGGTTATCTCCCGTAGAGGAATCTCTTTTGTCAAAAAAGAGATCCTTTCTTTCTCTATGGCAGGAGTCCTGCTTCCACATTGAAATAGATTGATGAACTTTCTCATCTTCGTTTATTCTTTCTAGATCATCTATAACTTTCTGCGGGTCTTCAATTACATCAGTGTAATAGAAAATATTGTCATAATAAATTTTTTCTAAATTCACTTATCCCAACTCCTCTATTTTATATTTTTCACCGTTTTCAGAAATTTTATAGCCCTCTTCTAAAAGAGTTTGCCATTCTTTTTTCTGAACATTCTGCTTTTCTCTAATACTTTTCATCTCTTCTTGCCATTGTTTTTTTAGTTCCTCTGGGTATGCAACTTCATCCCTATCGTCCCAAAACGATCCTATGGTATATCTAGTACCACTTTTTATTAAGGTAACCTCATGGATATTTTTAAATCCTCCTGAAAAGCAGGCAAGCATTCCTTTCTTGGGATATATTTCTATATCCTTATTTGTAAACTTTAAAGTTCCACCAACAAAGTCGTCATTCAAATATAAGAATGCTGCGTATCTACTTCTTTCAAACGGGCTTGGATTTCCTTCAAGGTCGGTGTTGTCTGAGTGTGGTCTGGCGTATGCACCTGGCTCCCATTTTTGACTATGAAATCCAATCTTGAATATTGAACTTTTATCTAGTCCATGAATAGATGCTACACACTCAATAAATCTATCTTCAAGTTCTGAGAAGAAATTATTATTCAAACCAAATTCTTTTACCTCTTCATCAGTGTCTCTTGGAGTTACAGAAGAATATGACTCATAAAAAGATATTGGCATCCATTCAAGTCTCCCGTTTTCTGTTTGCTTGTCTAGAATCTTTATTACCTTTTCGCACTCTTCTTCTGTAATAAAATCTTCAAATACAAGTATGTCCTCTGTGATCCTTTTTTCTATCATGGCTGCCTCCTTCCAGTATGTTTTTTTATTGTCCAAAAGAACGGTACGGTATACCTAATTCCTGATTTTATTTCGCTAACTCCATGAATATAGTTCATGTCTCCTGGGAAGAAGTATGCTGACCCAGCCTTTGGCTTGAACTGAATTCCTTGATTGGGGAAGTATAACTCCCCGCCCTCATAATCATCATTGATATAGAAAAGCCCTGCAATGTCGTACCACGGGAAATCATTTGGTTTGCCTGCGTCTGGACCAGAATGCAATTCTTTATCCGCGTGTGGCATTTGAAATTGACCAGGAAGCCATCTTACCATGGCAGGGCTAGTAGGAGCGGCATCTACTGAAAAATATGAATCTACTTCAATCTTAAGCCTAGCGACCATACCTTCAATAATATCTATTATTGATGTGTCTATTTTAGATATATTAGGATAGGTAATAACTCTGTCATCCCAGTAATTTGAGTCATATATTACTGTTCCATTTTCGTTATAGTGAGTTTCAGTCACATCCCAGACTGTATTGCCTCTGATAAAAGAATTTAACTTATACAACTCTTCTCCAGTTATAAAGTTATCTAAAGAAATAATGTTTTCTGGAGAATCGCCAAAAAATCCCGATGGGGTTATAGATTTTGGATGCATCATAAGTACTTTCTTCTAGACCAAACTTTATTCAAATAAACGCCTCCGCTTGGAACGCGAAACTTTGCGCTATTTTCTACATTATTATTATACATCACTTGCTCGTCAGGATACTCATATTCCTTCTCCCAATCATCCCTCTTAAACGGAAGCAATTGTAAGTACGGAGTTCCTTGTGGAATAGTACCCTCCCATCCATCTCTAATAAAAAATGGAACCGTACCTGGAAGACTAACTTTATCGTTATCCACAATTCCTGTAGTATTTAAAAATGGTAGGTCGAATCTATTAAATGGCTGTGACCATAAAACACTATAGCCGTCTGGAGTTTTAATTCCCCAGTCAGGCCACCACGCAAAATGTTCTTTTCTGTAACCCTCTGGCTGCATAAAGTCAGGCATTTCGCTACGCTTGTGGACAAAATCAGCGTATCGGGGATGTGTTTTAACATCCAGAACATTATTAGAATAATAAAAGGTTATGTCGCATGGAGTCTTTAATACATATCCAGTTCCAAGAATGTCGTATATGGCTGGGCAGGCCTTCCATGATGGAACCTTTCCTCCATCTGGACCAATCACCTCTTCACCTTCATGATTCTTCAAGTACCTACTAGAATTCATATACCAATCAGGGATACTTTTTACAGATGGAGAAGGGTTGGTTTTGGTGCTGTCATTTAGCCATGGCCTATTGGCGAGGAACTTAATCTTCATCTGTAACCTTGATTAATATTTTTTTAGCCTCATGCTCTCCATAAGGATTATTGTTATGATCGACTGCGTTTCTGTAAAAATGAGTCCATTCCCCCTTAGAATTCAATTCTTGGGAGATTTCTCCACGCCTTTTAATTCGCTCGGTCCATGAATTTTCAGACATAAAATTAGGCTGTCCAGAAATTATAGATACCTCTGTATTGTTTAATTCTGAAAGAGAAATGGGAAGAATTGATGCAACTATAGTTCCAGCGGGTATTGTAATTATTTCTTTTGCCTTAGTCACCATAATTGCTATTGGTAATGATCCTATTAATGCTGATGTACTTATTATTGTGCTAATACACTGTATGCCATCTAAAAATATATTTGGAGGGGGCGTTGTCATAATAGAAATATTTTCTTCTGGAGAAAAATATAGCCCCGTTTCAAAACTGATGCTTCTATTTCCTCTATTTGTATGGGCAAAGTTTCCGCCCTTGATAATTTCTATGTGATGGTTAGAAGAAGTATTGACTCCATCCCACCTGAAAGAAAGATCTTCTTTGAACGCAACTCCTAGTCCAGCCCTATTTGCTAGTGAAACGGGAAAGCATTGATAGGCATGTCTATCAAACGTGGCGTCCATCCAGTCCCTATTCATTGGTAATTGATCTAAAATAGCGGGAGAGCCTACATCCTTATACACTTTTATTTTCATTATGCTCCAGTTTCTTGATAAAACTCTGGACGATGATATTTATCTGAATAATCTAACATAGTAACTATAGAGTACTTTGTTCCTGACTTTACTGGCATAGCGGTATGAGGATACATAAAGTTTGATGGAAATACAAACAAGTCTCCTGCCTGCGGCTTTACAGTAAGTTTTTGAAGACTAAAACTTAATTCTCCACCCTCATAATTATCATTTGGATATCCTACAAGGGACACTACGCAGTTATAAGAGTATCCGTGATCGTGATGCTCCCTAAAATGCTGACCTGGACCGTACTTTACAAAGTTCATAGCCTCCCAATATCTTAACTCTCCTATATTGAAATACTTACAATACGCTTGGGCTGCTGGGAAGGCTCTTTTATAAACTGAGTCCCATAGTTTTTTTAGAACAGTACCTGACAAAGAGTTATCGTTTTCAATATCGCTTCTTTTATATTTAAAATCAAAGCAGTCCCTGTAGTCGGGGACTTTCATGCCATATCCAACCATTGCTTCCATAAAATCATATTGATTAGATTTGTCTTGAATAACATCTTCAAGCATATCTATAGATTTAGTAGGAATAGCATCTCTAAATACGAAAATACCTGGCCCAAGTTCTTCTACTGATGACCAAGTTTGTTCTTCTACAGTATAGAAGTTTTCTATTTTTTTTGCTATATCTTCAATGCTATTCACTAATATACCAATCTTTGATCTTGTTCTCTGTAAGGATAATATCGTAGATTTCCACGGGAGTTATAATCAGTCATCACTACTACTGAGTATTTTGTTCCAGATATCATTGGCTTAGAGGCATGTTCATATATAAATGTTGATGGAAACATTACAACGTCCCCCTGATTTGGCTTAATTGTTAAATCAAATCTTGGAAAGTAAAGTTCTCCACCCTCATAGTTATCATTTAAATATGCAACAATTGAAACTGTAGTAACATATGCTGGACCATGATCAGCATGAATATTAAAATGGTGCCCAGGACTTTCATATTTAACAAAGTTAAATACTTCAAAATAGTTCACTCCTACGCCCCAATATGCTCCATAATCTTGTGAGCATTGGTATATACTTCTAAATACTGACTCATGCATATCATAAAAGATAGAATTGCTTTCATCTCTATCTCCCAGATTATTTTGACCAATCTTAAAGTCTAGGCAATACCTCGCCTCTAATAGAGGTTCATTTGACTCTGTTACAATGGCTGGCTGCCAGTTGTATTTCGTTGATGGCCCTAGATTTTTTTCTAAAGTATCTATTGAATACTCGCATGTATCTTTTGGGATAGCCCTATTATATATATTAATTCCCAGGGCTGGATTGGTTACTGAAACATTCCCAATAAATTTTTCTGGCATTCTGTGGGCATCAGTTTCTTCCCGATTTTTATTAAGCCAATCGTTCATAAGTTTCTTTCTTCTAATTATTCAAAGTAGCCGATGGTGCCTTGCACGACATAGAAATTATTTGGACTACTCATTATATTGTACATTATTGAAGAAACCTCTTCAAGTTCTATGTTATTAATTTCTATAAACTCTGATTTTTCATAATTAAACAACTTATATGTTGTATCTATTTCAGTAGGCTTTTTAAATGAAACTATTCCTTCATTTTCCACTAAGATATTTAGATTATCAGGGTACACTTCACCATCTATATACACAAAGTTCTGAGTTTCGGAATAGGAAGAAATACTACTTATTTCAGTGTTTACCTGATCTCCAATGCTTACACTATTAGTTCCTAGCCCATCTATATTTACTGAAACTAGAGAATCGCTTTCAGTCAAATACTTAGCCTCTAAATATCCATAGTCAGATGTAAGAATCATTACTTTAGAATCATCTCTTAACTGATTGGATGGTGCAGTTTTAGACGGAGGGAAACTTGGGAAGAACGGTGGAAAGAATGGGAAGAACGGAGGGAAGAATGGGAAAAATGGCGGGAAGAATGGAAAGAATGGAGGAAAGAATGGAAAGAATGGGAAGAACGGTGGAAAGAACGGTGGTGGTGCTGATGTTGTAGCACTTGCCGTACCAGATCTAAGTCCTCCTGCTCCAATAGCAGTAACTGTTACAGTATATGCAGTGCTTCCCGTAAGACCAGTAACATTAACTGTAGCCCCGCTAAAAGAAACAGTTCCTCCTGCTGGGGAGGTGCTTCCTATATATTGCCACCTTGCATCATAATTACTAATATTAAATGTTAAAGTATTAAATGTCGTGGCTGTATTAGAAAAGACAGGAATGGGTGGAGCCATTGGTTTATGAATTCCTGGAATTCTACCATGTCCAGAAAATTTTGAAACAAACGCCATTATGCAAACCTTGCTAAACTTCCAAGTACTATGAAGGTATTATTTGCTGTCTTTAATATTGTAAATGTATAAATATCTGTACTATTAGCATTACCCGCTGCTGGGGCAAGGGCGTCTGCCCATCTTGGAGTTACAGAAATTCCGTCTATCTGAAATGCTGTAGCGCGATATGGTGTAGCCCCATTGCTTAAAAGTATTGTTACCGTAGCGGCCTGACCAATTAATAGATAAGAGTTTAAAGATACAGTAGAACTTGCGCGAAAGTTAAACGTCCAATTAGCCGCTGTAGTTGTTGTAAAATTATGTATACCAGAATTTGCAAAATCTATATTTAGAGTTCCAGTAGGGGTTGTAGTATTTGTTGTAAAATTTTCTATGACTTCATTTGTTACCAATGAAGATCCTGCCACAACATTACCAGTAAAAGTTGGAGATTCTAGAGAGGCCTTAGTTGCTAAACCACTATTGAATGTTGCCAACAATGTATCATAGTTTTCCTCAACTGTATCGGCTAGACTATCTAAAGTCTGATTGATAAGAGTCGTAGTTGTAGTAATATTACGAATATCAACATCGTCTAATCTAATTCTATTAATAGGCATTGAGTATCCCCTTCTTTATGCCTGAGCCTCTGTCCAAGAAATTCTTGCAGCAATATTAGATGCAGTGGATGCTGAAAGATTTCTTGCTGTGATCAATAGTACGTCTGGTCCTACTGGGAAACCAGGATTCAATGTTCCCGCCTGTCCATCTCCAC